GATTTGTGCGGGCTGCCGCAGCAGTTGACGCGCCAGTACCACCATCGGCAATAGGAAGGTCGGCACTCAGACCCGACAAGCCAACACCAGTGATAACACCACCAGTAATGTTGGCCTTAGAAAAATTGACCGTACCAGTTCCATCCGGCGAAAGAACAATGTTCCCGTTGGTGTCGGTCGATGATATGGTATTACCATCGAGTTTGAGATTATCGACCGAAGCAGAACCAGTACTGATCTTCAGCGCAGTTGCAACGCCAGTGCCACTGTATACCGTTTTCTCGGAAGCGGTCGGACCATCGTCAACGTGCAGCAGTTGATCGTAAGTGCTCGATACTGAACTGCCGGTAAGATTAGTAGGCATTCACGATCTCCAAAGAAGGCAAGGGGGCTTGCGCCCCCCGCCAATTAGACAGTCGCGCTGAACGGAGTAACTTCAACACCCGTACCAATAATGTTCCCATGAACTGCATACAGGTTAGTAGCCACATCAATCAGCGTGAGCACGCCGCCAGCAAGACCACCAGATGTGCTGCCGTTCATCGTAATCGTATCACTCGTGGTAGTAGTACTAAATTCAGTACCCGTACCAGCGGCCTGATCCGTTACGTAAATTGAACCGGACATCACATCAGTGTTATCCGCCACTTTAATAATGTTGTTGTTGCTGGTCACAGCAGTGCCCGTCGTGAAACGGAACACAGCGCCAGAACCAGTCGCAGCCGGAAGCGTAGCAGTAACGCCAGCAGCACGGTTGAGCACAACAACTTTACTATCGTGATCGGCAACAGTTACCGCCAGCGTTGCAGCAGCAGCCGACACAAGACGAGTAGACGTATCCGCCGCAGCATTGATCTCTGCCGCCGTAGCAGTTAGCGCAACTCCACCCAAAGACACAGTGCCAGTAAGGTTGAGGTTATAAGCAGTACCTCCCTCAATGGTTACATTGTCTTGGGCAATACCAGTATAAACACCCATATTTCTCTCCTTAAGAGAAGGGGGCCGAAGCCCCCCACCCTAGTTAGGCAGCGACGTTGGCCACGATGGCGAAAGCATTCACCACGCAGTCAGTCGGAACAGCCGTGTTGAGGAGCAAGTCAATCGTATCCGCCGAAGTAACGGCAGTCGGATTGGCAAGGTTAGCAATGCCGTAGCCAAGAGCGTTCGAAGCCAGATTGTTCGTATAGAGATCGGCAGTACCAGCGGTATAACCGAAATCAAACGTAGCAGTCGTGTTCGTGCTCTCAACCTTCGTCACCTGCAGACCGGCCGAAAGAACGACCGAACCAGCGGGAAGAGCGATAACTTGCAGCGTATCGCCAGCGACCAGAGCCGTAGCACCAGCGGCAGAACGAGCAGCCACAATCGCGGCAAAATCCAATTCAACAGAGAATTTCGAAACTTCCGTCACATTTGCCGGAAACGCCGCACTTCCCTTATTGAAACCAAGCGAGTCAGTATAATCAGCCATTTTATTTTACCCCTTCAATTAAGCGAGAGTGACGACGGACTGAGCCAGCGCCTCGCCCTTGACGACCTTGTAACCATACACCTGAAGACCACGGACAATGTTACCAAAGGTGGACTCAGAGCGAATGGTTTCCATGTTCGTCATCTGCGAAGCAAACGTGAAGCCCATCTTGTTACCAGCAATAAGATTGAACTTACCGCCCGTATCGACCTTGAGGTTGTGGCTCACATAGAGAGTGAAGCGATCAACCATGCCGAGACGGCCGTTACGCACAACCGAAACGCTGTCACCCGTGAGCGAAGCGTCCTTCAGTTCCGACTTCTTGATGAGACCAGCCATCTTGGCCGGGATCACAACAAAGCGGTTCTGCTCAGGGCAGTTGGCTTCGTCAAGAACCGTACCGAGATCGACAAGCAAATCAATAACCGACTTCGTGCCGCCAGCGCCGTCTTTCGTCACAGCCAGCGGAGAACCGGTCGTGCCGAGGTTGAACGAAGCAGTTTGCTCACCAGCGGTCGCGCCCTTGTTAGTAGCAGCAATGCCGGGGAGGATATCGGTGAGCACGCGCTGATCAATCTTGATCTTCATGCGCTCAGAGGCGTCCTTCGTCCAAGTGTCCATCAGGTTGATATCAGACTGAACCTTGTCAACATCGTCTTCGACGCAAGCAAAGTACTCGCCCTTGTCGATGACAAGCTGAATCTTCGGCTTGTCCGGGTTCTCAACCGTCAGGGTCTGGCCCTTCACGTAGTCGCGGATCGTGATTTCCGGCGTGGTGCGGATGTTAACCGTGTCACCATACTGGCGAATCTCGCCCTCGTAGTCCGTGTTGGAGATAGCCGCGAGAACCGTAGCATCGTAGAAGTTCTCGATCAGCTTGCCTGACCAAAGCTCAGGAATAAAGTTGCCGCTGTAATTCGGGCGGCCCGGTGCAACAGGATAAGACATTTGAAACTCCTTCTAATTACGCATTAAGTTGGATGCGATTCTCCCGCTGTGCGGCAAAGATATCGCGTTCTAACCGGTCGCGTTCCTGCTCTCGTCCTTTGTACTTACCAGACCGAACATCGTTAAAGAATTTGGTGATGTCAGCCGGGGTATAGGTGCGAGCCTTACTAGTAGAAGTAGTTCCGGAGTTCTTAGAACGTCCGGGGGCAACCTGCTTCTCCAGTTCCGGTGCAGTAGTGCGAGCCGGGGTTTGAGCAACATTGGCTTGTCCATTACTCTCAAGCCAAGTGCGGAAGAAGTTTGCAACTCGACGCGAATCAAGCGACCGTTGCGCATCCTCAAGGTAAGTTTGGCGGCTAATGCCAGTCAGCGGGTCAACGTCTAACAACCAAGACTGGAAGTCCGCGTTGTCGTTAACGTCTCTCCAATTGGGTACAGTCGTAGACAAATCAGCCCAGAACTGCTGTTCTGCCGATACAGCCTGCCGCTGAGCGACAGCTTGAACCTGCGGAACCACACTGGACTGAAGTTGGCTAAGCATCTTTTCAATCTGTGCAATGCGACCCGCAACGGAGCCAAGCTCCTCACGAGTAACTTTGCGCATCACATCAAGCGACTCGCCGTATTCCTCAACATCCTTATCCGTTACAAGTTTCTCAACCTGCATGGGGGCTTGAGCGACTGCCGCTTGCTGCGCTGAAAGAGACGCCAGCAACTGTTCCATCTGCTGAACACGCTGCTGCATTTCCTTGTTCTGCGCGTGCAGACGAGGAACCTCAGCGTTGTACATTCCTTGAAGTGTCTTGTATTTCTGCAAGACAGTTTCTTCCGGCACTTTATCGTCACTAGCTTTCTGCTCAACCGCTGGTGACGGAGCAGCATTATTCGCTTCCACGTTCTCGTCGGCTGCGTTGGCTTCGACATTCTCAACGGGCGCTTGAGGGTCATCGGCTTGCTTGCCTGACTCATCGGGCGCGGCGTTAAGTTGCTTGTAAAGCTCTTGGACAGCCTCGGACTGTTTACGAATTTGCTCTGGAAGGGCCATGTGTACGCTCCTATCGGTATGCGTTAATTAGACGGCGAGACTAAATCTTTGCCGCCAAAGAAGGGGCATCTTTGGCAAACTTATAAAGTTCACCCAAAACCTGACAGCGCCCCTGTGAGACTGCCGGGTTGTTAACTGTGACGGGTAAGTTCTCAAGTTCGTGCATACGCCACTGTTCGAGATACTCCAGAATTTCTGGAAACTGACGAACGGCAGTGGCAACTGCCTTGATCACCTTCGGCTCAGGGCGAATCATGCCGCCCTCCCGCTAGGGCCACGGACTGTGGTCGCTTCAACTCCACCTTTGGGAGAGCCGTCCGGAAGCGTAGGAGTTCCGCCTTCAGGCTGCGCGGGCTGCTGTTCTGCAGCGAGAGCCATCGCCTGCGACTCCATCCTAGCTTGGTACTGAGCCTTCTCCCGAGATGGGACAACTGTTTCCACATCCATCTGCAACCCTTTAGCCACTTCGCGCAAGATCGCGGCGCGGCCATCTCTACCAATAATCTCGATATCAATCGGATTGGCGGTTGCGTTGAGAAATTCGATTCTGCGGAGATTGACCGTCTCTTTCACCGCAAGGTTGATAGCACCCTTGGCGATTACTTCAACGTCGCCCTTGATGCTGTTGTCCTCGTCATAGCGCATGTTGTAGATGAACTGGCGCGTGACAATAGGTTTAACAACGTCAGTGTCGATGTGCATCACAACTTGGCGGATACCTTTACCCGCAGCGCCCATCAATTCTCT